ATTATCAAACAGTTCCGCAAAGCCTGGGAACGAAATGAAGAAGGTTCATTAGATAAGATCATGCTTGATTTTGCTTCACGAAGCGATAAAAAGCCAGCCGCTACTCCATCGCAAGAGGAAGAAAACGAAAATGTTGAATGAGACACAAATTGGTGATATCTGGTTATTGTTTGCAGATTACATTGATAAGAAGCAAACAGAAGTTGCTGCTGAAAGATACATTGATCTATTAGCTGATTATGGTGTGAGCGACCGTACGTTGCAGAATGCCACTGGTGTTGACCACACACTTGATCAAGCTATAGAATATTATCTTGATGAAGATGAAGCAGATGACGATGAAGATGATTACAAGGAATTGGATTTCTAATGGGATGGTATTCTAAGGTTTCTAAAGACATTTCCTACATTCCAGATGCAGTGGATTACTTCAAACTTGAGTTAGAACAAGCAAAGAAGGAAGTTCGCATATCTGGTAATGTAGAGCGATCGGCTGCCGACATGCCCGGCATTGTTGAGCATCGTTATGGCCAATTACAAGAGATTGAAGCAATCTTAGAGTACTTAAACATAGAACTTCGACGTCTAAAGAGTCAACACTTCAGAAAATATCTGGAGAATTACCAAAGAGCGTTAAGCTCAAGAGACTGTGAAAAGTTTGTTGAAGGTGAAGCAGACGTAGTTGATTTCGAAAAGATCATCAACGAGTTTGCTTTACTTCGCAACAAATGGTTAGGTATTACCAAAGCACTTGACCAAAAGCAATGGCAAATTACAAATATCGTTAAACTGCGAGTTGCAGGAATGGAAGACGCTTCACTATGAAAATAGTTTTAGTAACAGGTGGATTTGATCCAATCCACAGTGGACACATCGCTTATCTTAAAGCAGCCAAAACACTTGGTGACCAACTTATTGTTGGTATCAACAGTGATGAATGGTTAGAACGTAAAAAGGGCCAGGCATTTATGCCCTGGAATGAACGTTTGTGTATTATCAACAACTTAGCAATGGTTGATGAGGTTTACACGTTTAATGACGATGATGGCTCCGCTAGACACTTTATCCAGCAGATTAGAGCACATTACCCAGATGCTGAACTAATATTTGCTAATGGTGGCGATCGTACAAAAGAGAATATCCCAGAGATGGATGTTCAAGATCCAAATTTAACTTTTGCATTTGGTGTTGGTGGTGAGAATAAAGCCAACAGCAGCAGCTGGATCTTACAAGAATGGAAAGCACCCAAGACAGAACGTGTTTGGGGATACTATCGTGTGTTGCATGAAGTTTCTGGAACCAAAGTCAAAGAACTTACAGTAGAACCAGGACAGAGTTTAAGTATGCAACGACATGACCATCGTGCTGAATATTGGCATGTATCGCATGGTGCGTGTGTAGTAAACAGTATGATGCCTGGTGGTTATGCATTGCCGCCAACACTATTAAAAGAACACATGCATTACCACATTCCAGTTGGTGAATGGCATCAATTGACAAATCCGTATGAAGTGCCCTGTAAGATTGTAGAAATACAATACGGTGAAAAATGTATTGAGGAAGATATTGAACGTTTGAATGTTGACAAAAAGAATTAATCCATATAAACTATAAACATGATTTATATTGATAAACTTTTGTTAACAATTATGGCAACACAACGTGAGGCATTGATTTACGGTGTGTCAGTAAAAGACCATAAGACTTTAAGCAGCCTAGCATCCTCTGTAACAAGTGATCAGTTTATTACTGAAAATCAATCTAAATTAATTCTAAAATTATTGGCTCATTACAGTCATACTTTTGGAGATATGGCAACTGAAATCAAAGCTGCCCTTGCAGATCCAAAATGGTCAAGGACATTCAGAGTGATTGAACAAGTACGTAAATTATATATTGATACTCGGTTTGCAGAGCATCCGATGTTATCTATTGAATTTACCTTTTCGACTAACATTCGAAAAATACTCACACAAGCCAATAAGACGCTGGATGGACTTATTCAGGATACAAATGGTAAGTTATACCATACTGAATTAACTGAGCACAACATTGTAACACTTGTGGAATTACTAAATCCGCTTGGCTTTGTTATTGACGAAGCAATCAATAGACACTACGAGTTAATTAAATCGTGGGATAAAGAAGAAGTAAAGAAAAATTACTTGTACAGTGCAATTACCACACGTAATTACGAAACTTGTATAGCAAATGATATTGGAAACTTTAACTTAGTTGATGATGTAATTAAACAAGACAGAAGTTTACGTTACAGATACTTTACTGATACTGTAGTTGAAGACGATGGCACACTTACTAGAAAAATTGCAACACGTGGTAAAAACAGAGTCTGGGTCAATAAGAAATTATTCAGTTTAGACAATGTTGTTGCCTCACTTGTTGAGTTGAAACGATTGCCAGTACTGGTTGTATTTGATAGTTATAATCAGTCAAAGTCAGCAGACATTTTGCAAGAACTTTCTACGGCATTGGTCAATAATAACGTCAGCGATAACGTTGGTGTTTATTTCAGATTGCCCAATACTGATACTGGCATGAAATTTAATAAGATTATTGCTGAAAATAGTTACAATAAATTTTTAGCAACAGATACACAAGTTGTTTGTGTACAAAGCAATAAGATACCAAAGTTCTTATTATCCACTACTTGGACACCAATGAGTGTCATTGTTATTGAAACTAATCTAAGAAGTAGTAAGACTGCGGTATATGCTAACGGCTGTGATTTAATTATTACATATTCAGATGAAGAGCCGTTATATGACAAAACGGAAAATTGGGCATGAAGTTAGTTATTAAAGATGAAGTTAACATTAAATTAGAAGATTGTCCACTAGATGCTCGTAAAAAACTTGCAGCGGCGTTCAAATATATAGACCCTACTGCAAGGTATCGTCCAGCGTACAAACTTGGTCGTTGGGACGGTAGTATTAGTTTATTTGGTTTGGGTGGCAATGGTTACCTAAGTCAATTGGAGAAGATTTTAGAAATACTCTACGAGATGAATATCGAAGTAGATGAAGTAGAAGATCAACGTGTACCAATTGATTTAAAGTTCGAAAAAGTTGGTGAAAGATACTGGGCAGATAAGGGCAAGGTTTGGCCCAAAGGGCATCCAGAAGAAGGCCAACCCATTCTACTCAGGGACTATCAAATTGATGCTATTAACAGATTTTTGGAAAACCCACAGAGCTTGCAAGAGATCGCAACAGGTGCAGGTAAAACAATCACAACTGCCACACTGGCACATGTATGTGAACCCTATGGTCGCACTATTGTTATTGTACCAAACAAAGACTTAGTTACACAGACTGAGGAAGACTTCGTGAACGTTGGGTTAGACGTCGGTGTCTACTTTGGTGATCGCAAAATGCTTGGACACACACATACTATTTGCACTTGGCAGTCACTAAACGTATTAGACAAAAAATCTAAAAACTGGGATGAGGATGTAGCATTAACACTTGCTGAGTTTTTACATGGTGTACAAACAGTTATTGTTGACGAAGTACACATGGCCAAGGCCGATGTTTTAAAACAATTACTAACTCATAACTTGGCAAATGCTCCTATTCGTTGGGGACTGACAGGAACTGTACCTAAAGAAGAACATGAGTCAGCTCGTATATTTGCAAGCATTGGCCCAGTGGTTGGTGGAATTGCAGCACACGAGCTTCAAGAGAAAGGTGTCTTATCAGACTGCCACGTAAATGTAGCACAGTTATTAGACACTGTTGAGTTTAAAACGTATTCTGAAGAACTAAAATATTTGGTTACTGATCCAGATAGAATGGAATACATTAGCAATTTAATACAAAAAATATCAGAAACAGGCAATACACTTGTGTTAGTAAACCGAGTGGACACAGGCAAATACTTAAAAGAAAAACTAGACGCGGCGTTTGTATCAGGCGCTGTAAAGTCAACAGATAGAAAGGCAGAGTACGATGAGATTAAAACTAGCACTGACAAGATTATTGTGGCGACTTACGGTGTGGCCGCTGTGGGTATTAATGTTCCTCGTATTTTTAATTTGGTTCTTTTGGAGCCCGGAAAGAGCTTTGTCAGAGTTATACAAAGCATTGGGCGTGGCATTAGAAAAGCAAAAGACAAAGACTTCGTACAAATCTGGGACATTACATCAACCTGTAAATTCGCCAAGCGCCATCTTACGGCGCGGAAGAAATTTTACAAGGAAGCCAAATATCCCTTCACGCTTGAGAAGGTTGATTGGCAAAAATAAGGACCATGCAGATATTAACATTAGATAATTTAACCTTTAACTTAAACAACTTGCCAGATGAAGTTGACGAGAATACAAGGTTCGCTGTACTAGATAACAGCAACCCAAGTGAGCCAGACTTTATGTTCATGCCACTGATATTCTTGGAAAGCTTCAATGCACCTGCAATGGTATTAAAGATTGGTGAAGATGAAGTAGTAATGCCAATCGATTGGTCTATTGCAGTGGGTGACAGCAGTAGTGCATGTGATATTGAAATATTGCCATTAACTAGCTTGAATGACAGGGGATTTGAAGCATTAGTTTTTAATCCGTTAAGCTCGTTTAGGGTAGAATTTAAAAAAATAGAGATTGTGAATTTTTACAGTGATGTCAAATGGTATTTCCCAAAGATGAAAAATGGTCAGCTTCTGGCTACCCCAACACGCTTTGGTGATAAACCAGATTGTGCATACTTTGTAAAAGAGATTAGCAGACAGAGTGAAATCATTCAATTGGACAAATTATTATGACAGTAAAAGTTGCTTATTTTCAACCAACAGTGCTAGCCATTGATGATGTTCCACCAGCCACATTTAGTCAAATATATGGACTTGCTGAAACATTACACGCACATCCTGAATTAAATGATTCAGAAAATCCCTTTATTAGTATTAGGGGAGGCCAACAAATACAGGTGTACCCTAACCAATTGAATTTAGATGTGAGATGGTTGGTGGAATGGCTTGAGTCAATTGCTTATGGGTACATGGAATTGATTACACAACAATCAGGCGCTGAGGATTTAAAACTCTGCAAACCAGTGGTTAATAGTATTTGGACCATAAAACAAAAAGAAGGCGATTATCAAGAATTGCATTCACATCCTGGTGGACACCTGAGTGGTAACATTTATATCACTGTTCCTGAGTTCAAGAAAGAGAGTTTACCATCAGATGGGCAAGTTGCATTCAGAATGCCTCAAACACGTGATGTGAGCAAGTTTATAATGACTGACACCTGGCGCTATACTCCTGAAGCAGGAACTGTGGTATTATTCCCGAGCCAGATACCACACACGGTGTATCCATGGAAGGGCGATGGTGAAAGAACAGTTATGGCATTTGACATTGTATTATTACCTAAGGAACAACAAGATGGGACAACTTAAACCAGGTGTAACATACATTTATGAACGAGCAGATGGCATAACTTACGCTCGAGAGTTTGGCGAAACTAAACGGGAAGTCATTGGCATGGATTATCCAGTACACATGCATGTGAATTGGCATGATGTGGAACTAACAGCCAGGACCAATCCTGCTTTACAACAAGCTCTAGACCGTGCTATACTGTTATACAAATTAAGTAAAGAAACATTAAATGGCTAACAAGTATATTGATCTATTCAAAGAAATTATCCCGGCCGTGGATTTAAATCTACGTGATCTCTGGGATGCTGTTGATGACAATTCTAGGAAAGAAATTAAGGGTGACATGTTTAACCTTAATCGATATATTAGCAGTGTAAAAGATCAACCAACGCATGTGCAGGAATACTTTGTACTTGCAGTAAACGAATACTATAACAAAAACTGGAATGAATTACAAAAGGATCCAAAGATGCTTTGGTTGCTTTTGTGTATGTGCAACTACGATGGACCCGAGGGTTATAGTCGTACTGGGGACAAAAAGACATTCTTCCATGAGTGGATTGGATTCAAGAAGATGGGCACTGACAAGTCAAATAAACGTGCAAAACTTCTTGAAGAGATTTACCCCAATATGAAATTTGACGAGATTGAATTGCTTGCTAAAATGTCTACTGATGCTGAAATTGTACAGCTGGCAGTTGATCACGGTTACGAACAATCAGATATTAAAAAACGTTTAAAATGAGTTTTACTTGCCAATATTGCGGACACAACTTTACAAAGGAAAAAACTTTGTTTGTGCATGTTTGCGAACAGAAACGTCGAGCATTAGCTAAAAATGATCGACACGTAATGTTGGGCTTTGAAACATACAATACATTTTATAAAAGAACACAAAATTCAAAAGGTGATAAAACTTATGACGAGTTTGCTAAAAGTCCTTATTACAATGCATTCATCAAGTTTGGCAGTTTTGTTAGTAATGTCAATCCCCTTTATCCAGATCGCTTCATCGATTATGTAGTAATGAGTGGCGTAAAGCTAGACCATTGGTGCCGGGAAGAGCTTTACGATCAATATGTTATTAACTTGGTCAAGAATGAATCTGTTGAGACAGCATTGGAAAGAAGCATCAAGACCATGATGGATTGGGGTGATAAAAATGAAGCCTCATGGAATCATTACTTCCATTATGCCACACTCAATCGTGCAACATTTGATATCAAAGACGGCAAGATTAGTCCTTGGATTGTACTCAATTGTAAGAGTGGACAGGACATGGTTAGAAAATTTAATGATGAGCAACTCATGGCGATCAATGCTGTGATGGACGTACCATTTT